TCGCAGACAAGCAGGAATGCCCGGACAGGCAATACACGGAGTTAAGTTTCCAAACACATCAACTGAAAATATGATGATGTTTGACAAGTTTAGACAGCTTGCTGATGAACAGACAGGCATACCTAGTTACTCTCATGGTCAAACAGGAGTACAAAGTATGACAAGAACTGCATCAGGAATGTCTATGTTATTAGGTGCAGCAAGTCTTAATATCAAAACTGTTATTAAGAACTTAGACGATTTCTTATTAAAACCTTTAGGAGAAGCATACTTCCAATGGAACATGCAATTCTTAGAAAATAAGTTAGGAGTCGTAGGTGATTTAGAAGTTAATGCAACTGGTACAAATAGTTTGATGCAAAAAGAAGTAAGGTCACAAAGACTAACTACGTTCTTACAAACTGCACAAAATCCTGCTATTGCACCATTTGTTAAGATGTCTAAATTAATCAGTGAACTTGCCTACAGTCTTGATCTTGATCCTGATGAAATACTCAATGATCCAGAAGAGGCTGCTATCATGGCACAAATAATAGGAATGCAAAATAATGTTGGACAAGAATCAGGCTCGCAAGTTAGCCCCACTGGTCAAGAACAAGAAGGAATGGGCGGTGCTACTGGAGTACCTCAACCACCTCAAGAACTTGGAGTTACAGGTACTGGCGGTGGCAACATCGGAATTGGAAATGTTCCGCAGTCAGGGGAAGCTGAATTCTCTGGCACACCTAGAGCAGTTGGAGAGTAGTGTAGACGAAGCACTTAATAGAAAGGAAGAAATATTATGATAGATTTTATAAATACAATAATTACAATAGTAACTGTAGTACCTTGGGTAATTTCATTTTGCTCAATAATTGCTGCTTTAACCCCTACACCTGCTGATGATAAATTAGTAGGAAAAGCTTATAAAGTTATTGATTGGTTTGCAATTAATATAGGTAAAGCCAAGGAAAAATAATGGCAATGACTCAAACTAAAGAAGAAAAAAGACAAGCAAATCAAGAAAACCTTTTGTTGTCTATTAGTGCACAAGTAGATAGAGAAGAAAATAACTTTCCGCAAAAAGAACTTGATAAAAGTTTAGCAAGATTAAAAAGAAATTCAAGTAGTCTGTACACAAGTGCTGAAATTGATAATGCATTAGAAAAAGAAAGAACTAAAAGATTTGAAGCAAGACGTGCAGAAGTATTAGCAAAAAGACCTGAACAAGAAGCAGCTAATCCACTAGGAGCTAGAACAGGTAGAGCTACTATGTTAGTTGGAGGACAAGCTAAACTTGACAGAAACAATAGTGGCTCAATAGATTCAGAAGATTTTAAAATGTTACGAGCATCAAAACAAGAAGGTGGAGATGTAAATACTCAAATGGAAATGATGTTAGGTAGAGAAGAAACACCAATGTTACCTGACGAAGAGATGGAAGAAGATTATGTAGACTATGTTGTTGAGGAAACATTGTCTAATGAAGATAGAAATTATTTAATAGATGCTCTCGAAAAAGACGACAAACTAAGTGAGATATTCGATCAAGTAGTCGAGAGTGCAACAGAATTTACTGGTTTTGGAACTGTAGAAGGTCCGGGAACTGGTAAGTCCGATTCGATACCTGCAAGGCTATCGGATGGGGAATTTGTCATAACTGCAAAAGCAACTGAGGAAATCGGAGCAGACAATTTAATGTCTATGATGAAAGATGCAGAAGCTGCTGCAGATGAAAGACAACAAATGGCTAATGGCGGTGAAATGGAAGAAGAAGAGACTATTTATAAAGCTCAACCTGAACCTCAAACGCAAGACATTAGAGTTACGAAAGAAACTGTAGGTCGTGAAGCGATGATGAAAGAGGAAGAAGATTTAGTAGGTGATGAACTTAAAAAGTCTATGCTTTCTACCAGACCATACGTTAGAAGCTAAAACAATGGTAGGCTACTTACGTCAGTAACCCCTACCGAATTTATAACCTTTAGCTACCTTGTTAGATCAAGCCCCTAATTAAAAAGACGTTTTTAGAATAGGCTACCTTGAGGTAAGCACAAGCCCTAAAAGGAGAAAGAAATGGCAGAAGTTGAAAATATACAGGAAGAATCTGTAGAACCAACGCCTAACCCGTACAATCTTAAAAAGGATTGGCATACAGATGATGTAATGCCAAAACATAGCGAGAATGCGGAAGGATTGTTTTTTGAAAAGCCACAAGCTCAATCAAGTTCAGAAGAAGTGCAAGCAGAACCTGAACAAGAAGATAAAGCTTATAGCAGACCAAATTACAAAAAAAGATATGATGACTTGAAAAAGCATTATGATACAAGGCTCTCTGAGTTTAAACAAAGAGAACAAGAATTGATAGCTGAAGCTACAGCAAATAGACCGGAGTATCAAGCTCCTAAGTCTGCTGAAGAATTAGAACAATTCAAAACTGAGTACCCTGATGTTTATGAAGTGGTAGAAACTGTAGCTCACTTGCAAAGTGAAGATAAAGTTGCTTCATTGCAACAACGTCTTGATGCTTTACAAGATCGTGAAAAGGAAATACTAAAGCGAGAAGCTGAAAAAGACTTGATAACAAAACATCCAGACTTTGAAGAACTTCGTAATAGTGATCAATTTCATGTGTGGGCAGAGTCTCAACCTGAAGAAATACAAGGATGGATTTATAATAATCCTGATAATGCATCTCTTGCAAGTAAAGCCATTGATCTTTTTAAAATGGAAAACGGTATAGCCCCTGTAAAACCAAGCCAAAACAAATCGGAAAGGAGATCGGCTGCTGATATGGTTTCAACAAAAACTACAACAGTAGACGAGAAACAACCAAAGATTTGGACACAACAGGAAATCGCTGCCCTACCTATGGCTGAATACGATAGACTTGAAAAAGAAATCGACAAAGCTGTAGAAGAAGGCAGGGTTATATAATAACAAAGTTAATAATATTCAAGGAGAATAATTATGGCATTTAATCAATCTGATCAATTTTTTGAACAGTCAACTGATACTAATGGTAACTTTGGTAATTCCGTAAGCGGTCAAACTAACTCCTTCTTCTTACCGAAAGTCTATTCTAAAAAGGTTTTAAACTTTTTCAGAAAAGCTTCGGTAGCGGAAGCAATCACTAACACTGATTACTCAGGAGAAATTTCTGCTTTCGGAGATACTGTAAGAATCATTAAAGAACCGGAAATCACCGTCTATCAATATGAAAGAGGTGCTGACGTAACTAAAACAGCATTAACAGACCAAGAACTAACTATGGTCGTTGATGTAGCAAACGCTTTTAAATTCATCGTTGATGATATTGAAACTTCAATGTCTCACGTGAACTTCAAAGAAGTTGCTAGTTCATCTGCTGCATATGCATTGAGAGATGCTTTTGACGCAGGAGTTATTGCTGAAATGTTTGCAGGTGTATCTTCAAGCTCACCTGACCACGTTATCGGTTCAGACAGTTCTACTGCTGATGCAACTCTAGCTCACGCTACTAATTCTGTAGACCTTCTAGGTTCTGATGGAACTGGTGTAGACGCTCTAGACCTTATGGCTAGAATGGCTAGATTACTAGATGATCAAAGCATTCCTGAAGAAGGAAGATGGTTCTTAGCACCACCTTCATTCTATGAAGAGCTTTCACAATCTGGTTCTAAACTACTATCCGTTGACTTCAACGCAGGTCAAGGATCATTGAGAAATGGTTTAGTATCAAGCGGTAAATTACGTGGATTTGATATGTACAAATCTAATAATGTTGCTAGTACGTCTAACGCTACTGGTAAAGTATTAGCCGGACACATATCGTCTACAGCTACTGCTCAAGCTATAACATCAACTGAAGTCATTCGTGACCCAGATTCATTTGGTGATATAGTTAGAGGTCTTCACGTTTATGGTGCGGAAGTACTAAGACCTGAAGCTCTAGTATCTGCTTTCTACGTAGTAGACTAAGCAATTCGTAAGTGGGGAAGGAATCATGTGTTCGCTTCCCCCTTACACCTTTTAACTTTGGAGATATATTATGCATTATGGAAAAAAGAAAAAAGAACCTAGAACAAAAGCGTATGGTGGTGGTAAAAGAGTTATGTATAAAGATGGTGGAATGAAAAAAGCCAAACCTTGTTAATATGAAAGTCAAAGCCCCTAAAGGATACCATTGGATGAAAGATGGTAAAGAATATAAATTAATGAAGCACACTGGTAAGTTTGTAAAACATAAAGGTGCAAGCCTTACAGCTAACTTTGCAATTCAAAAGAAACATAAAAAATAATGGCTACAACATTCCTAACACTAACAAACGATGTTCTTAGAGAACTTAACGAGATTGAACTAACATCTTCATCCTTTGCTAGTGCAAAAGGAATACAAAGTTTTGTTAAAAATTCTATTAATAAAGCTTTGAACGATATAGCAAATGAAGAACCTCAACTTCCATTCTTTGCAGTTGCAGCAAGTGGAGGTACAGACCCTTTCTATGGTAATGTAACTGTAGCAACTACAGCCGGAACTAGATGGTACACTTTAAAATCAGGAAGTTCTAGTATTACAACTGATTATGCATCTGTAGATTGGGATGATTTTTATTTAACTACTATTGGTGTAAGTGGTGAAACAACTCCTTATACTTCTAGAGGATTAACATTTATTACATTAGATGATTGGACCAGATATTTGAGAGATGCAGAAAACGATGATGATGCAGATACTCAACAATATGGTGAACCAAAATACGTTATTCGTAGTCCAGACCATCGTAAGTTTGGATTAAGTCCTATACCTGATAAAGCATACAATGTGCATTTTTATGCGTATAATGCACCTACAGCTTTGTCAGCTTTTGGAGATGAAATAGTATTACCTGACCAGTACTCTAATGTAATAACTGCTAGAGCTAGATATTATGTATGGCAGTTTAAAGAAAGTCCACAACAAGCAGCTTTTGCTTTAGATGATTACAAAAAGGGCATGAGGCAAATGAAGTCTAATTTAATTAATCCTGCTCCTAAATATGTAGGGGATGATAGGAGATACTTCTAAATATGCCTGCATCACAACCATATACAGTTGCCTGTGATGGAGGATTAGTTAAGTCTGCTAACTCAATAGACTTATTAAGAACTCCCGGTGTAGCAAGAGAACTCAAAAACTTTGAAGTATCTACAGAGGGTGGATACAGACGTATTAATGGTTTTGCAAAGTATGGAGGAGGAAGTGCAGTACAACCTACAGGAGGTACAGCAACTATACTTGGCGTGTTTCCATATGCTGATGGAGTTATTGTAACAGCCGGTACAAATATTTATTTTAGTAATACAGGAACAAGTTGGTTACAAATAAATAGAAGTTCTGTCTCAAATAGTGGAGATAATTATACAGCTTTTACAGGACGTAGTGCATTAGCAAGAACAGGGCAAACTCAATGTCAGTTTGCTTTATTTGAAGGAGCTACATTTGATTATGGTCAAGTTATTATAGCTGATGGTGCAAATAAATTATATGCCTTTCGTATGGAGGGTACTGGAGCTCTTACAACAAGAACATTTTTTGCTGAAGAGATAACAGTTACAGGCACAAAGCATGTTAAGTATATTACTATACATGACCATCACTTAATAGCTGCAGGAGTCGAAGATAATTTAAATACAGTTTTTTATAGCGTATACAATGATGCAACAGACTTTTCAGGTTCTGGTGCAGGTTCAGTAACTATATCAGACCAAGTAGAAGGTATCAAAGGTTTCCGTGAAGATTTAATAGTCTTTGCAGAAAATAGTATACACAAGCTTGTCAATATAAATGATAGTTCTAATATTCGTATTGACCCTATCACCGAAAACGTAGGTTGTCTAAGCGGTTATAGTATTCAAGAGATTGGTGGTGACTTAATATTTTTAGCACCAGATGGACTAAGAACAGTAGCCGGTACAGCAAGAATTGGTGACGTTGAGCTAGGTACAGTCAGTAAAGAGATACAACCTTTAGTTACGGACTTGACAGAAAGCATAAATAGCTATATAATATCTAGTATTGTTTTACGAGAAAAATCTCAATATAGATTATTTTATACCGATACAACAATACAAAACTCTTCACAAAGAGGTATTATAGGAACACTTAGACCAAATGGATTTCAATGGTCAGAAACAAGAGGAATAGAAGTAACTGAAATAGGTTCAGGCTTTGACCAAAATGGTGTTGAACAATACTATCATGGTGATACTGATGGGTATGTCCATGTTCATGATTCTGGTAATGACTTTGATGGTTCAAATATTTTAGCACGTTATGCTACACCAGATTACGATTATGGAGATTTAGGAACATTAAAAACTTTACATTACTTAAAAGTTTCTGCAAGTGCAGAAGGTATCGTAGAACCTAATGTTCAAGTTAAATTTGATTATGGTAGTACAGACATACCTCAACCACTTGAATTATTTGATTTAGGAATAATAAACCCACCTTCATTATTTGGCGATGCATTATTTAATACAAACATATTTGGTGGTGCAGAAAGTCCTTTAGTGAGAGTTGCATTACAAGGTAGTGGACACAGTAATAATTTTACAATAATAAGTGAAGATACAAAAGCACCATATACCATTAATGGTCTTTACATAAATTTTGTACCTTCAGGCAGGAGATAATAAATGGCACAAACTTACACACGACAAAGTTCATTCGCAGATGGAGATACTATAACTGCTGCGTTATTTAATAATGAATATAATCAGCTAGTCAATGCGTTTGCATATAGTTCAAGTAGTGCAAGTTCTACTGGTCACAGACACGATGGTACAGCAGGACAAGGTGGTAACATACACACTATCGGTGACTTAGACTTTTTAAACAAGATTGTCGTAGATAGTACAAACAATAGATGGGGATTTTATGTAGAAGTTTCTTCTTCTGCAGTAGAACAAATTAGATTACAAGACGGGGCTTTACTTCCCGTAACAGATAGTGATGTAGACTTAGGAACATCTTCACTATACTTCAAAGATGCATACATAGATTCAATAACCACTACAGGTAATGTAGCTGTAGGTGGTAACTTAACAGTAACTGGAACAACAACTTTTAATGGTGGAACACTTACTCTTGGTGATTCTGCTGCAGACAATGTTGTATTTGGTGCTGACGTAGATTCACATATTATTCCAGACGATGATGATACTTATGACTTAGGAAGCTCTACACAACAATGGAGAAACCTTTATGTTGATGGTACTGCTGAAATAGATACACTTGCTATAAATGGTACAGCAGTTACAAGTACAGCAGCAGAACTAAACATCCTTGACGGAGTTACGTCAACTGCTGCCGAACTTAATATCCTTGATGGTGTTACATCAACTGCTGCTGAGTTAAACTATTTAGACATAACTACTTTAGGAACTACAGAAGCTTCTAAAGCTGTAACAACAGATGCTAATGGTGATATACTTTTACCAGATAGTGATAAAATAAAGTTTGGTGCAGGAAGTGACTTACAGATTTACCATGATGGAAGTAATAGTATTGTTCAAGAAGTTGGTACAGGAGATTTAAGACTTGCCGGTAATGTTGTAAGAATAAGAAACTCTGCTGATACTGAAAATATGATTTCAGCAGTACAAGATGGTGCAGTCACAATATGTTACGATGGTAATTCAAAACTAGCCACAACCTCATCAGGTGTAGACGTTACAGGTGACCTTTCAACAGGCGGTAAATTAAGAGGAAGTGCAGCAAGTACTACCAAATTAATTTTAAATGCTACATCAACTACAACCGAATTGCATGCTGCAGGTAGTACAGGGATAGTCTTTAAAAATAATGGTGATGCTGAAAAAGCCAGAATCGATGGCTCTGGAAACTTTGGTATTGGAACTGATTCGCCACAACAAAAACTAGAAGTTAAAACAACTTCAGGCACAGCAGGTTTTAGAATACATTCTGATACAACATCTTCACCTAGAACTGAAATAGAGTTTCTGAGAGGAACTACTGATACATTTGGTGGTGACGCATATACAGATTGGAAAATAGGACATGCGGGGTCTACTGAAGCAGATTTTGCTATTGTATCATCAGATACAACTAGAGGAGCTAATGAAAGATTTACAATTGAGTATGAAACAGGAAACGTAGGTATCGGAAATACTTCACCTGATAAAAATCTACACATTTATGATGCTTCAGGGGGAGCTACACTAAAAATTGAATCAAATACTTCAAACGCCTATGATTCAAGTAAAATTCAACTTTTAGGTGGAAATTTAAGTACAAGTGAAATATTGTTGGGCGATGCTAGTTCTGCAACTGTTGGCAGAATTATTTATAGACATGACGGAAACTCACTAGCATTTGATGTTAATGGTTCTGAAGCCATGCGTATTGATAGCTCTGGAAACTTGTTGGTGGGGACTACTGATAACACTCCATATAACAACAATGCTGGAAGTGCTGCTGATAATGGAATTGCTCTATCAGAAGCAGGTTGGTTAGCAGCTTCTCGTTATGAAGGTACTGTAGCTTTTTTAAATAGAACTGGTAACGATGGCGACATTGCCGTATTCAGAAAAGACGGAGCAACAGTTGGAAGTATTGGTACTAATGGTGGCAACTTAACAGTATCAGGTACAACTAATAAAGCAGGTCTTTATTTTAGTAGTGACAATATTGCACCAATGTTAAGCAATACTAGAGATGATAATGAGATAGATTTAGGGACTGCTAATTATAGATTCAAAGACCTTTATTTAGGAAACGATGCTTACTTTGCAGATGATGGTAAAGCCATCTTTGGAGCAGGTTCTGACTTACAGATTTATCACGATGGTAGTAATAGTTATATAAAAGATGCAGGTACAGGAAACCTAACAATTAATGCAACTAATTTTGTAATTAATAACGCTGCCGATTCTCAAAACATGATTATAGCAATAGATGGTGGTGCATCTAAGTTATATCATGCAGGTTCACTAAAACTAGAAACAACCTCAACAGGAATAGACGTAACAGGCACAGTAGAACTCGACAACATTACAGTTAGTGGAGCACAAGGTTCTGACGGACAAGTACTAACTTCTACAGGAAGTGGTATAGCTTGGGAAGATGTAGCTGCTGCTTCTAGTGTTACCTTTAAAACCTTTGGTACTAACTCTATTATGGTTGGAGATAATGCTACAGGTACTATAGATGCTGCTGATAATAATACAGGTTTAGGTGTTGATGTCTTTGCAGCTTTGACTTCAGGTGATGGTAATACTGCTGTAGGTTCAGTTGCAGGTACAGCTATAACAACAGGTTCTAATAATGCTCTATTTGGATATGGTGCAGCAGATGCACTTACTACAGGTGCATCAAATACAGCTATCGGAGCATTTACTTTAAGTGCAGCAACTACAGCAAGTGAAAACACAGCAGTTGGTAGAGCTGCTTTAGCCGCAAACACTTCAGGAGTATCCAACGTAGCAGTCGGTGCTTACACTTTAGATGCCAACACAACAGCAAACAATAACGCAGCATTCGGCAAAAGTGCATTAGGCGCAACAACAACAGGTGGTGATAACACAGGAATTGGCACATCATCTTTAACAACAAATACTACTGGAACAAATAATGTCGCAGTAGGGCATCGTGCTTTAAATAAAAACACTACAGCTTCAAGTAACGTAGCAGTGGGTAAAGATGCTTTATATGCCAACACTACAGGTGCTTCAAACGTAGCAGTTGGATATTTAGCTTTAGATGCTAATACTACAGGTTCAAATAACCTAGGTATCGGAGTAAGTGCTTTAGGAGTAAATGTTAATGGAGGAAGTAACGTAGCAGTAGGTAATTACGCACTAGATGCTAACACTTCAGCAAACAATAATACAGCAGTTGGTTATAGTTCTTTAGGAGCAAATACTACAGGAGCATCAAATACTGCAGTAGGAAGAAGTGCTTTAGGTGCAAACACCACAGGAACACAACTTACTGCTGTAGGTATGTATTCTTTAGATGCTAATACAACAGGTAATTATAGTGTTGCATTTGGTTATAATGCTTTAACAGAAAACACTACTGGAAGTAATAATTCTGCTCTTGGAGTAAATGCTTTAAGATTAAACACGGAAGGTGAAAATAACGTAGCAGTAGGTCTTCAAGCACTATATAACAATACTACAGCAGATAATAATTCTGCATTAGGATATAATGCTTTATTTGCAAACACCACAGGTGCAGGAAATACTGCTGTAGGTTCAGTTGCAGGTACAGCTATAACAACAGGTAATAATAATACTTTCTTTGGTTATGGGTCAGGTGATGCTCTTGATACTGCATCTAACAACACAGCTATTGGACATAATGCTTTGACAGCTGATACTAAAGGAAGTAATAGTGTAGCCATTGGTAAAG